CGGGCCCACTGTAGCCCAACGCCGCGGGACCGCCGCGACCGTTCATCAGACGATACAGCTTTAGGATGGGATCGCGTGGGTTTCTCGTCACCAGCAGCCGATCGACTTGCGACAGGGCCAATCCATTGCGTCGGCTGGGTAGCAGCCAGTCGGCATCCATTGCCGCGGCAACCAGCACGGCACGCAACGGCCCGTGTTTCGCGTTCGTTTCACTCGGCAAGCTGCGTCCGCCGACCCGACCGCCGCCCAGGAGATGGAGCGCGCCGGTAACGATCCTCGCGCCGAAACTGTATCCGATCAGGTTGACCGAACCGTCCGGATCGAGTCGACCGAGCCAATCGGCCAGATAGTAGCTTTGTACATCGCTATAGCCTGCCTTGACCTTCGCATCCGTGCGCACGCCTCCTCTGACACGATCGGAGGGCCATGCCCAAATGACGAATCGGAAGGGGCGTCCTTCGGCGCGACACCGCAGGTGGCTAAAGACGGGCCATCCGGCACGAACCGCGTCGTTCAGGTCCGAGCGGTTCCCGTGAATGAACACAACGGTCGGGACCGCCGGATCGCTCTGCTCGATCAGCCGAGTCGCTCGGCATGACGCTCGACGAATACCGCTCGCGACTGGCAGACAAACTGCTCGGCCCGGTCGCGCCCGTGGCAACGGCACCCCAACCAACCCAACCGCAACCCAAGGAAACGGCAGATGCGAAACCCGCTTAGCAAATTCCTTCGAGCCTCGAAGCAGCCGGGAGAAACGCTACTTCTCTGCGACGGTGCCACGATCGACATTACCGCCGCCGGCGAGGACGACGCGCAACCCAAACGGTTCGAGGGTGTCGCCTACAGCGGCGGCACGATGCGTCCGTCCGGCATGGGTGGCGAAGTGGTGGTCGACCTCTCAGGCGTGACAATCGCTAAAGGTTCCCGTCCCATCCTCCACAACCACGACGACACGCGGATCGTCGGCCACAGCGACAACATCCAAATCAACACCGCGTCGGGCATCACCGTGCAAGGCGTGGTTTCCGGGGCCGGGACCGCCGCCAGCGAAGTGTTGGCGTCGAGCAGAAACGGCTTCCCATGGCGACTCTCGATCGGTGCTCGCATCCACAAGCAAGAGCAACTTGCCGCCGGAGCGACGGCGCGGGTCAACGGTCGTACGTTCCACGGTCCCATGCGGATCGTCCGCAAGGCAACCATCCACGAAATTTCCTTCGTCGCGGTGCCGGGAGATTTTGATACCTCCGTGAGCATCGCGGCTTCCCAATCAGAAAAGGATACCCCCATGAAGTTTGAAGAATGGCTGAAAGCCAACGGCTTCGACCCCGAAAATCTCGTCGAGCAGCAAGAGAAGTTTTTGCGTGCATCGTTCGACGAAGAGATGGCACTGAAGGCCAAGGCCGACGCCGAGTCCAAAGAGACCATTAAGGCGTCTCTCGACAAGGCAGCCAAGGACAAGGCAGCCAAGGAGGACGGCGACACCGACCTGACCGCCGACCTGCGGGCCTCGCACGCGGCCGAAGTCAAGCGGCTCGGCAAGATCGACGTCGCTTGCAAGGATCACCCCGACCTGCACGCCAAGGCGATCGAGGAGGGTTGGGACACCGATAAGGCCGAGTTGGAGGTCCTCAAGGCAACGCTCGGCAGCGGTCCGAACATCCACGTTCGCCAGGACCGCGCGCAGCCCGACAACGTCCTCGAAGCGGCACTCTGCGTGGCGGGCAACCTGTCCGACGTCGAGAAACAGTACGACGACCAGACCCTTCAAGCGGCCCACACGACGTACGGCGGCGGGATCGGCTTGCAAGAATTGATCCTCAACGCGGCGGCGGCCAACGGCTTCACCGGTCGGCCGTCGTTCCGGGGCAACTACCGCGACGTCCTGCAAGCCGCCTTCTCGACGACCAGTCTGCCGGGCATCCTCGGCAACACGGCGAACAAGTTCATCCTCGCCGGATTCAACACGGTCGAGGACACCTGGCGCAAGATTTCCGCCATCCGGTCTGTCTCCGACTTCAAGCAGATCACGTCGTACCGACTGACCGGCGACCTGACCTACGACCTGTTGCCCCCGACCGGCGAGATCAAGCACGGCGTGGTCGACGAGGAATCGTTCACCAACCAGGCCCTGACCTACGGCAAGATAATGGGCATTTCGCGGGTCGACATCATCAACGACGACCTGGGGGCGCTCAACGCCATCCCGAAGAAGCTCGGCATCGGTGCCGCGAGGAAGTTGAACAACGTCTTCTGGACGGAGTTCATGGACAACTCGTCCCACTTCCACGCCGACAACAGCAACTATATGTCGGGCTCGACGACCAACCTCTCGATCACCAGCCTGACGGCGGGCGAATTGCTGTTCCTCAACCAGACCGACCCCGACGATCAACCGCTCGGGATCGACCCGGCGATACTTCTGGTGCCCAACGCCCTGAACGTCACGGCCACGCAACTGATGCACGACACCGAGGTGCGCAACACCACGGCCTCGACGAAGTACACGACCGGCAACCCGCACGCCGGCAAATGGTCCGTCGAGAAGTCGAGCTACCTGCACAACAGCAATTACACCGGCTACTCGACGGCAGCGTGGTACTTGCTGGCCAACCCGGACGAACTGGCCGTCATCGAAACGTGCTTCCTCAACGGCAAGCAGGTCCCCACGGTCGAAACGGCGGACGCCGACTTCAACATGCTGGGCATCCAGATGCGAGGCTATCACGATTTCGGCGTCTCCAAGCAGGAAACCCGCGCGGGCATCAAGTCGAAGGGCTCCGCGTAACCGCGTAACCCCTAACCAAGAAATTCTCCGGGGTCCCCGGCCGGTTTCCCTCACCGGGCCGGTCGGGGCCGTGTTCGAACAAGATACTTTTTTAGCGAAGGATACCAAAAATGGCTGACAACGTACGAAGCAGTCGATTCCAAGACGGCGTTTACTGGGACCACACGGCCGCAGCCGACATCACCGGCGGCGACGTCATCGAGATCGGCACGATCCCGACCGTCGCCGACTCCGACATCGCATCGGGCGTCACCGGCGCGGTCGCGGCGGCAGGCGTCTACAACATGCCCTTGAAGGCCACCACCGCCATGAGCGCGGGGGACGCGGCCTATTGGGACAACAACGGCACGTCGACCGGCGACATCGCCAACAGCACGACCCTCAGCGGTTGCATCACCGACACGGCGGCAGACGGCAATCTGGCGGGCGTCGTCGTCGAGGATGCGTCCTCGGGCGACACCTACGTCAAGGTCGCCCTGACGGCGGCGATGCGAACGACCGCGATCGCCGGTTCGGTCACGGCCGACGACATCGAGGCGTCCGACACGTCGCTGACGATCAGCGGTCTCGACGCGGCCACCTCGGGCAACGGCGGCACGGTCGTCATCGACGGAGGCGCCGGCCACACCAACGGCGACGGCGGACTGACAAGCCTCACCGGCGGTGCGGCGGCCGGCACGGGCAGCGCCGGTGCCGCTTCCCTAGTCGGTGGTGCGTCAGCGGGTGCCAGTGGAACGGCCGGCGCGGTCAACATCGACTCGGGTGCCGCTGCCGGCGGAACCGGCGCGGGCATCACCATCGGCACGACCAACGCCACGACCGTGTCGCTGGGCATCAGTACGGCCAAGACGACCGCCTCGGCTCCCATCAACTACGTGGCGGCGGGTGGGACGGCCGACGTGCAGACGTTGACCCTCGCCCCGGCGATCGACGCCTACGCGACCGGTCAAATGTTCTTCTTCCGGCCTGTCGCCGACAACACGGGTGCCTGCACCCTGAACGTCAACGGCAAGGGCGCGAAGAACATCAAGACCAGCACGGGAGCCGATCCGGCAGCGGGCGACCTCCAGGCCACCACGGGCATCTCCATGGTGATCTACGACGGCACGAGCATGATCCTCATTAACCCGTCGAGCACCTGCGACTGATGACCAGTCTGATCGAAAAAGGCGAGGCGACCCTATCCCGATTGCTCGGGCAAGACGCCTCCGTGCGTATCGTCTACCGCCGTGGCGAGGAGGCCGTCGAGCTTCCCGCCACGGTCGGCCAGACGGAGTACGAAACGGACGACCAGTTCGGTCGTGAAGCATTCGTTTCGCGTGACTACCTTGTCGACCGAGAACTTTTGGTCATCTCGTCGGGCCGGATCGAACCGCAACGGGGCGATCGGATCTGGCAACGGCGAGGCGACACGACCCTCATTTGCGACGTTGTTTCACCCGGCGGCGATGCCAAGTGCTTCGAGCATTCCGGCGAAACGCGATGGCGAATTCACACGAAGATCATTGACGAATCGTAATGTCCACACTCATTGACGCGGCTGACGCACTGGTGACCGTACTGAACACGGCGAGCAGAGACGATACGCTCAGCCAGACGTTCACGGCCACGCGCAAGTACGTACCGCGAGTCGAACTGAAAGACATGGACACGCTACACGTCACCGTCGTGCCGCTGAGCACCCACGGCATGGTCGTCAACCGGGGCCGCGGCAAACAGCAGTTCTTCGAGTTCGACGTCGGCGTTCAAAAGCGGTCGACCGAGACGGACCCCGACGACGACGACGACACGTTCGATGCACTGGTAACGCTGATCGAGGAACTCGACACATTACTGCTCGGCCAGACGTTGACGGTCGGTTCGCTGACACTGATCGGCAGCACGCAAATCGGCGGCGAGGATGGATCGCCGCGAACGGTCTGCCTTTCCGAACACCTCGACCAGTGGCGTCAGTTCACCTCCGTTTCCCGGTTCAGTTTCAAGGTGGTGACCTGATGGCCTTTGGACCCTCCGCACCGTTTTCCGTTACGCCGGGATTGAAAACCCGACCAAGCTCCCCGATGCCGAGGATCGGATTCCGCGTCGACCCGAACCGAGTCTTCTTCGATCGGCAAGTGGTCATCGACGCGGTGGGCAAGGCTCGGGCCAAGGCGATGGGCGATTCGGCCAACATGATCAAAGTCATCGCCAAGCGGTCGATGCGATACGTGACGCCGTTCCCTTTACAGTTAGCCCAAAAGGCGGCGGGCACCCGAAAACGGTTCGGGCGCATGGCCCCAGCGTCACCGCCAGGTTTTCCACCGCGAGCGATCAAGCCCCATCCGTTCGTCAAAAAGTTCCTCCGAGCGGATTTCGACCGAACGACCGAGTCGGCCGTGATTGGACCGAGCATCTTTTCGCCCGTGCGAACCGGTGCCCCGCGAGTCTTGGAACATGGCGGCCGAACCAAACGCGAGAAGAACAAACGCCGCAAGCGGCGAGTGCTCGGCGGCACGGGCGAAGTCCGACTCGGCGGGCGAACGTCTCGCTCGACCAAGAGCGGCGTCACCTACGGCCGCCTGACCACGCCCCGGATGGTCGCCCGGTCCAACCGGCTCAACAAAGAACTTTACGGACCCGAATACATCGGCGGCACGACCCAAGCACCCCGGCCGTTTATGAAACCCGCCTTGAAGAAAGAAGTCCCGAACATGGCACGCCGCTGGCATGCCTCCGTTCACGCTTGATACGCACTACCAACACCTTACCAAAAAACGCGGCGGACTGATTACCCGACGCGATCGACACGACCGGCCATGCGGGGCCTGTTTTCTGAGAAAGGAAAACACCCATGGCCTACGCATTCGGACTCACGGGCGAACTACTCTACGACGCCGATCCCAACAAAACGCCGGTCACCGAGATCGAAAACGTCAAAGACGTGACGCTCACGCTGACGAGCGTCGACGCCGACACGACCAGCCGAAATTCCTCGACGTTCAAAAGCTCGAAGGTCGTGCTTCTGGAGGCATCCCTTTCGTTCGAGATGATCGACGATCTGTTGGATGGCGACGGGGCCATCTCCGCTATCCAGACCGCGTTCATGGCGAAGGCCGCCATTTCGATGCACGCGAAGGACAACACGTCCGGCGAAGGCGTTTTGGGTGACTGGAATATCACCAGTTTCACTCGCAACGAACCGCTCGAAGGCGTGTCGACCTACTCGGTTGAGGCGAAGCCCAACAACGAAAGCCGGGAGCCGTCGTGGTCGGCCTAACGTCCGCCGCGCCCCGCGATTCTCCAACACATCACACACAGTAAAGGACCCATCCCATGCCCAGCGGCACCATTACCAGCACGGCCGTGGTCGGCGGCGTTTCCATGAAGTCGACCACCACGCGAACGGCGTCCGGCCAGATCGGACAGGAAGTCACACTGCCGGTTGCGACAGCGTTGGCGACATTTTTACAAGCGGGCACGGGCACGCTAACGGCGGGTCATGGGTTAGCGACCGGCACCTATGACCTCTATTGGGCCGACGGCATTCGTTACGGCGTGAGCGTCACGATCGAAACCAATGCCATTACGGCAATGACCGGGGGCGCAGGTGACTCGCTGCCCGCGAATGCAACGGCCGTCAATATCTCCGAGCAGATCCCGATCGACGTCGACTTCGACGGCGACTTGCTCGAAATGCTCATTGCAACGTCAACCAAGCGTAGTCATGCCCACTTCACCGAAGACGACGACACCACCATCGACGCGGTTGAATTGCTGGCCAACGAACCCTTCACGTTCGTCGCCGACTCGGGCATGACGAACACGCTGACCGGCGACCCCGTCGGCCTAATCCAACTGTCGAACGGCACCACCACCGCAGCCGCCACGTTCAAGCTCGGCATCCTCTACGACAGCGAATCCTAATCACCACCACACCCACCGGAGAATACAGTGAGTCAGTTCAAGGATAGCGAAGGCCGACCGTGGATCATCACGGCGACGATCCACACGATCGGCCGCGTCAAGCGAGAGACCGACATCGACCTCACGAAAGACGAGGTAATCACCACGCTCGGACACGACCTGTTCGACCTGGGTGCCGTCCTCTACTCGCTTTGCCAAGACCAGGCGAAGCAGCGCGGGCTGGACGAAGCCCAGTTCGCCGCCGGATTCAACGGCGACGTGATCGAACCGGCGACCGATTGCCTGATCGAGGAGTTGATAAATTTTACCCAGCCCGGCCGACGCCCGGGACTGAGGAAGATGTTCGCCAAGCAGAAGGAGATGATGGCGACGACGATCGCGGCACAGAACGAGGCCCTGGATGGGACCTTGCTCGACGACGCTTTAGAGAACGAAATCGACAGACTGAGGGGCGAACTGACACAACGGTTTGGGACGTCATCGACGCCTGCGCCGGAATCGTCGGCGTCGAGCCGGGCCCCCTTACCCTAAGAAGTTTGATGGCGATGGCGACGGCCCGGCGGCGACACGACTGGCACCAGACCGCCGAGCTACTGACGATGCTGTTCAACGTCAATTGCGGCAGCAAGCAGGATGCGATTACCACCCCGTGGAAATTCATGCCGCCCGACCTTCGACCGCGGCGGCAGCGAAGGCAGGTGCAACCGCTCACGGCGAAAGATCGCGAACTACTGAAAAAGGTTTTCCCCGGCGGAAAAGGGAAAAGGAAACGATAAATGGCATCATCAGTCGGTGCAATTCGAGCGGGGCGGGCGTTCATCGAAATCTTCGCCGACGATAGCAAGCTCAACCAGGGCCTGCGCCGCGCGGCCGCCAAACTCAAGGCGTTCGGCACGAGTATGTCGACGCTGGGGCGGTCGATGATGACCACGGCCGCGATCGCCGCGTTCCCGTTCGCCATGGCGACCCGCCGGTTCCGCGAGTTCGACGACGAAATGCGGTTCGTCCAGGCGACGACCCAAGCGGTTGGTGCCGAATTCGACATGCTCACTAAAAAGGCCCGTGAGCTGGGGCGAACCACGTCGTTCACTGCCCAGCAGGTCGCCTCGGGGATGGCCGAGTTGGGGAAGCAGGGGTTCAGCCCAAGGGAGGTTGAAGCGGCCATTGAGCATGTAATGAACCTCTCCCGCGCCACACGGACGAATCTACCAACCTCCGTTCAGATCGCAACGACCGCCCTGCGAGCCTTCGGTATAAGTGCGTCCGAAACAGAGCATGTTGCCGACGTCCTCGTGACCGCCGCCAACAATTCGTCGACCAGCCTAACGGAACTTGGCGAAGCATTTCAGTATGCCTCCGCCAATATGGATCTTGCTGGCGAATCCGTCGAAAACGTAGCAACCATCATGGCTGTTCTCGCGACCGGCGGCTTGCGAGGGTCCATGGCTGGAACGGCACTGAACCAAGTAGTGAACCAGTTAGCAGACAAGGACGTTATCGCAAGACTCAAGGAAATGAACATTGAAGTCGGCGAGATTGGCCAGAACGGGAAGGTAGACATGCGGGACATTGCCAGCATCCTTCTGGATTATGGCGAGTATATGTCCCAGTTCGGCGAACTTGAGCAATTGCAAAGCGGCAAGCAAATCTTCAATATCCGAGGTGCCCGTGCCGGCTTGCGATTCGCCAACAACCCAGAGATATTCGATCGCATGCGGAAGTCCATCGACGAGTCCGCCGGCGCGGCCAAGAAGGCCGCCGACCTAATGGACGCCGGGATCGGCGGCGTCTGGCGTCGACTTATCTCGGCATTCCAGGACATGCAGATCGAGGTGACCAAGCGACTCTTGCCGTCGCTCATCGAGTCCGGCGAGAAGATGAAGCGAATCATCGTCGGCCTGTCGAAGTGGGTCGCGGCGAACGGCAAGGCCATCGGGACCATCACTGAAATGATCGTGGCCCTAGGGGCACTCGGCACGGTGTTTTTCGTGGTCGGCAAACTGGCGTCCGCGTTTGGAGTCATCCTGACGATGCTGAGCAAGATCACCACGATGTCCCTGTGGGCTATGGGTGGCGCTATGTCGTTCATTATCGTGGGCGTCCTCGCAATTACCACCGCGTGGCTTCACGCCAAAGCCGAAGGAATCGCATACGGCGAAGCGATACTCGACCTGACCCACAAGATCACGGGGCTCGGAAACGCCTACACGCGACTTCGCGACGAAGAGGCGAAGACCATGGCACAGCATGACCGACTCGCCGATTTCCGCAACGACCTCGCGAAACCGGCCGCCGCAAAATCGGACGACGCACTAAAGAAAGCACGGATCGACCGCAACCATCAGGCCGCTCAACTGGCCACGACGGAACAGACGCTGGCTGCCACACAAAAACGCCTCGCCACGGCGAAGAACTCCAGGTTCAACCCCATGCACGCCGATTTGTCCAAACGGACAGTCGTCGAGAGTGCCAAGCAAGCTGTATTGGATGCCACGGTCGATCGTAATATAGCCAAAACCCACCTACGGGAAATGGACATCGTATTGCAGCAAGCACAGTGGCGAAGGGACTTCGGAATGCTCCACGAGCCGCAAAGTACGAGTGATAAGGCTCGCGCTCTCGCCGATACCGCGGCTGCCGTCCCCACGAAACTCAACGACGCCAAAATACGCGGCACGTCCGAATATCGCTCATCACTCATCAATGCCCAAGTCAAGCGAGAGAGCGCAGCCCAAGCCGAACGAAAAAAACAAACGGTACACCTTAACGAGATCGACGACAACCTCCGCATGATACGAGAAGCACGGGAAAACCCCGACGACCTCCCGCTGATGGAGATCCCGCCCAAATGACCGTCTCCATTGAAGCCCGATTCGCGAAGCGTGCCGGCCCAACGCTCAAGCCCAACTGGGCGCGGATGTATCAAGACGAGTACGTCGTCATCACCGACACGCCCATGACGGGCGATACCGTGCGAAAACTCGCGGGCCTTCCCCAGATGGGCACGGCGAATCCCGACGACCCGCCCGCCATTGTCGTCAGCGTCGGCCCGCCCAGACAGCAGGGCGAATTGGTTTGGTACGTCCCCGTTCGATGGGAAACGCAAGGCGTCGACGGCAAAAAACCACCTGGGGAGAATCCCATCGAAGACCCGCCCACTTACCGATGGGAGGCCGTCCACTACACGGAGACTCGCTCGCGGGACGTCAACGGCAAACCGTTTCAGGACGCCGCCGACACGCCTTTCGAGAACCCGCCAAAGTTCCAGCGATCCAACCTCAAACTGATCGTCGTGCGGAACGAACTGGTGTTCAATCCGGCGGTGGCCTTGCAATATGCCAACAAGGTCAATGCCGACCAGTTCTGGGGTCAAGCGATCGGCACCGCCAAGTGCGACATGCCGGTCGCCGTCTCTCGCCAACGGGGCGACATCGACTTCTGGAGCATCACTTACGGCATCGAATTCAACGCCCCGAAGACCGACGATGACGGCAATTCGGTCATCAATCCATGGAACCCGACCTACGTCCTGAACGAAGGGCCTCGGTACTTCGAGATGGCTGGCAACACGAAGGTTCTCAAAGTGGCCGATGACGACCTGGGCGTGGCCCATGGCGGTATGGTTCACCTTTCGCCGGACGGTTTCCTACTGTTGCAACACGAAGGCGAGGGGCCGGAATACAACCCCAACGACATCGAATTCGTGATGTACGAATCGATCGATTTCGCTGGACTCAACTTATAACAAAGGACACATTCCCATGGCAGGCGAAACGGTTACATGGAACGGCGACGCGATGGCGGTGGCACAGGTATCGACCCACACGGTCACCGGCACATGGGCGACCGACGATACAGCCACGTTGACGTGCGGTGGCAACTCCGTAACATTCACCGTGGCGGGAACCGAAACCATCGCTGCCGTTGTCGCGGGACTAGTGGCCGCCTGGAATGCCTCCACGGCCGCCACGCTTGCCGAGGTGACGGCGTCCGACGACAATCCGGCCGTAACGCTGACGGCCGACACGGCCGGGCTTCCGTTCGTCACGACGGCATCCGAGACGACGGCGGGCGACGGCGCGGTGGGTGTCCAGGTCGACACGACGGCCAGCGCCGGCCCGAACGACGCTTCGACCGCCGCGAACTGGAGCACGGGCGTGGTCCCCGTCGCCACCCAACACATCGTCCTCGAAAATTCGAGCGTCGCAATCCTCTACGGGCTCGACCTGTCCGGCGCGACCTTTGCATCCTTCACGCGGAAGGCAAGCTATACCGGGTTCGTCGGGCTGCCACGCAACAACAGCGGCGGGTACGTCGAGTATCGCGACACCTACCTCAAAATCGATGCCACGCTGGCCACGATCGACGCGAGCGGGTCCGGCCGCACGAAGATCGACTTCGGCACGGTTCAGACGGCATGCACGATCAACGGCAGCGGCACGGCCGCCGAATCGGGCATCCCCCCAATCCTGTTGCTCGGCACGCATGTGTCGAACACGCTGGTGGTGAACAAGGGGAGCGTTGCCGTGGCCTGGTTCGCGGGCGAGGATTCGGATTTCGCCAGCGTCGACGTCGGCTACACGACGAACCAGTCCAGCGATTCGACCGTCGTGCTCGGCGCGGGCATGACGACGCTGACGGCCGTCACGATCAACGGCGGCAGTACGAAAATCCTTGCCAACGCCGGAACCGTGACCTACACGACCGGCACGGCCGAACTGGGCGACACGGCGACCGTCACGACGCTGAACGTCCTGGCGTCGACGTTCTACTACAAATCGAGCGGCACCTGTACCACGGCCAACGTGTATGGCGGGGCACGGCTCGACCTTAGCCGCGACACACGCGACCGCACACTGACGAACGTCAACGTCGACCTGGCGGGTGGTGCGATCTTCCACGACCCGGCCTACACGGCCACCCTAACGAACGGCATCGTTCCCACGGCCCTGTAATGTCCTTCACGCACGACTCCAGCCGCCGCATCGCCCGCGTCGTGATCGACGCGGAGAACGCCGCGCGCGACCTGACACGCCCGCCGCGAGTCCAACGCACGCCGCTACCGTTCCAGTTCCGCCGCTTCGAGTTGGCCGAAGCGTTTTCGATGAATTCCGAGCGGGACGAGACCTACCAGACGGCCGAAGCCTATTTCCTTAAAGACGATGGCACGGTCGAGGACGGTACGAGCGCAACCGACCGGCCGCCGTTTATCGTGACCGACATCCTCAACACTCGATTCGGGTTGGGCAACGGCGAACTCGACTCGCCCTACGATCGCGGCTCGCAAGGAACCTGCTACCATCCGCACGACGTCGACCGGTGGGAAGTGGTCGACATGCGGGCCATCGATATGATGCGATTCGAGTTGAAAGACGATCTGCCTCCCGGCGGTACGGTCGATGCGTACTACCTCGATTCAGTCGGGTCGATTCAGTCGGGCGTGGTTTTCGAGGTGACGGACGTTTTGGGCGTGCATCGCGGGCGGCAGTACGCATCGTCGGAGGTGCGAGGGTCGCAGGGGTACGCTTGGTACATGCACGACTTGCAACGATTCGAGATACTGAAGATTCAACCCCACGCCCTGCGAATCTCGGGCGAGGCCGCCGCCGACGTCTACTACGACGACGAGGAATTCACCCTCACCGGCGAACCGGTCATTATGAACCCGACCGGCGCGATCGCACTGCACGACTACACGACGACCGACCTCATTAAGAACCCGTTGGGCCTGCAATTCGCAAACGGCGACACGGTTCACGCGGAATGGAACGAAGAGGCCACGACGCCGCAGTGGGAAGCGGTAGATGTTGGTCGGCCGCGTCCGCACCGGATCACTGGAACGACCAGCGGTGCCGTCCTGACATCGACCGAGACATTCACGCTCACGGGCGACCCGGTCATCATCAACCCGGTCGACGCGATCAGCGAAGAGGATTACACCGCTGCCGATCTGATAAAGAATCCGTATGGATTGGAATTTGCCGAAGCGGCAACGGTATTTATAGAGTACAACATCACAGAAGAAGAATGGGAAGTAGTCGGGCCTAGCAGTGAGACGCATCAAGCCCGCTGGCTCAACTTCACCGCGTCGGCCAATTTCCTTACAGGCGGAACCATCTCGATCGACGGGAGAACCTACTACGACGGCATGGCTCCGGAAACCGACATCACGTCCATCCTCAACCCGATGGGCCTCACGGGCTACGACGATTGCACGGGGATCGCAATCATCAATACGAACGTGAGCCCGCCGACGTATACGGCGATTGTCGTCAAACCGGTTGCCGAGGAAGTCATCACCGATTACAACGTGAACACGTCGACGTTCAAGCTACAGAAGAAGACTCGCGACCTTTCCGTCATGCCTCGCGGCGACGAAAGCGACGACTGGGTCGACATCCACACGGGAGACGACTGCGAGTAATGGGAAACATTCAATTCAACGATGGGAAGATTCTGTTTACCAGCGAAGGCAAGATCGCGATGGGGTCGGATTGTTGTTGTGGTGGGGAACCGTGTGGGCCATGTTCTGAAAACTTCGACACTCTAGACTCAACGACACAAATGGAAGTCGTTATCGCTGGTGTTCAGAACACTGTTTATTGTTCAGAATGCGGGTCCCTGAATGGGACGTACGTATTGGACAGAACGTACTGTCTGGATAGTGACGTAAGATGGGACTACTCTTTTAGTGGATCTTGCAGTTATCATCTGATTTCT